GAGGGATATTGCTATAGCCTTTACGGATTTTGTTAATTTTGATGCAAACCCATCAGCTGACATTAAACCCTGAACCATTTCTAGTATAGGAACTGCCATTTCAACAAAAATTTCTTGAACCCTTTCCATAGTAGCACCAAATTTTTCTGAAAGAGATACTGATTCTAATTGAGTGAGTAGATCCTTATCTTTAACTTTAGATGCTGCTTCCTCTTTACTCATACCACTATCTAACATAGCATTGTATTTTGTTTGAGCATCATCCATATTTTTAAATCCAGAATCTTTAATAGCTTCTAATTGCTGCTGTTCTTTAATCATTGCTGCTAAACCTTCTCTATTCATTCCTAAAGCTTTAGCTGCTGCTTCTTGTGCAATAACATTTTTAGTTTCAAAGGCATTCATAATTGCCTTATTTTTTAAAACTTCATCTGCTACTTTAGCCATATCTCCCTCTAATGCAGCCGATCTTGCTTTTTCTAAGTTAATATCTTTTCCAAGTAATAATTCTGCTTCAAGTTCTGCTTGTATTGAACTTTCAAAATCTAATAAACTAGAAGCTATACTTTCTACTCCTTGTAAATTTGTACCTAAGGCTTTAGCAGCCATTACTTGATTAGTTAATTCTTTAGTACTGTTTTTAAATGTTAACTGTAGAGATTTTGATGATTTACCTATAGCATCTTGAACTTGTCTCATGCTCATAGTTAAACCTCTTTGTTTATTTTGTTGTAATGTTGTAAGTTGTTGAGTTACTAAAAGATCTTTTGCACTTTTTCCTGATTTTAAAGATTCAAAAGCAAATAATCCTTGAGTTTCAGCCGACATTCCTGTTCTTTTAGCTATAGAATCCATATCTGATGCTAATTCCCCACTAAAAACTACACTAGAACCCATTAACTCATTTAATCTTGATTGGGTTTCCATCAAAGACTTAGAACTTACTAAAATATCATCTGAAGATTGGGCAATCTTAGACATTTCTTTAGTAATTTCTAAAGTTCTTAGTACTGATATGCCTTGGTTTTTAGCAAATTCACCGGATGATTTATCAACGTCTAAGACAGCCTTTACTAAAGCCCCAAATGCAAGTTGCATGATATTAGCAGCAGATACCGCTTCTAATAAATTTTCACCTATGTTTTGAGTAATATCTAAAAATATAGCAGACTCACCATTAGTATCTACAAAATTCTTTTTAGCTTGATCTATAGCATCTGCTATTCCTAAAGAAGGTAACCCTGCTTTTTGTAAAGCTTTATCAAGTCCCTGTGCAGCTTTTACCCCAAAACCTAAAGTATCTGTAAATGTATCTTCTAAAGCAATTCTTTCTTTTAATTTTTCTTCTAGAGCATCAAAAGCTGCCCCTTTATCTTTAATTACTCCTAAAGCCGTTTGAGCCGCATCTGCTTCTTTTTTATTCCCCTCAGCACGCATTTTATCAATCTTCTTCTGTACGTTTGCAAAGGTTTGTCCTTTTTTTCCTGTAAATCCTATTTCGGCTAAAATTCCATTAGCAGCTTCTTTAGCTCTTTTTTTCTCAATGCCTATTTTTTCTTGCATCGATAAAAGTTGCTTTTTATTATAAGAAGAAATATTAGACTCTTCATTAGCTAATTTATTAGCCTGGGAAGTCATACCTTTTAAACCTTTAATTAATTGGCCTTGATCTTTTTCTTGTTTAGAAAGCTCACCTGTAATTGCTTTTAATGTTTGGTTTATATCATTAAAACTAGAATTTTGTTTTTGAGTAGCGTCTAGGATACTGTCTTGAAGATTCTTAAAACCTTTTGCATTATCCTTCATTTTAGACAAACCTTCAGCAGATTGTCTAAAGCCCTCTTTTACTTCTTCAGATAAATCTAAAGACTTTTCAAGTAGTTTATTTATTTCCTCTAAATTTATTTTATTATTAGGCATTTATGGAGTGTTTATTATAAATACTGAAGGGGACTATTTTTTAGCTTTTTTAGTAGTGTAATTAGATTTTTTTTCTGCTTGTTTAAATATGTGTTTCATATGATCCGGCATAGGATCTCCTACATTTGCAGATGTTGAGTTTTCTCCTTGATTTTGGGCTTTTTTAATCGCCTTATCTTTTTCTTGGAAATCTTTAATTAGTTGGTTTTTTGTAAAATTTCTTAACCATATAGGCATATTATAAACCGTATTATAATCAAATCCCCCACCACCATGAAAAACTATTTGGTGAATATTTTCAAATAAAGAAACTCTGTAATCAAGATTCAGGCCAAAGAAACCCTGCTGTCATAGGAACGACAGCATCCTCCTCTTCTCCATTTTCACCCACATAATTAAATTTCATTTGAACGTCTGGTTGTGTTTCTTTAATATGTTCTCTAAGTGATCTTGAATCTCTAGCTAGCATGTAATTATCTACAAAATCCCTAATTACTTTATTATCTGTATCTCCATTAACAGATAAAAGCATGTGTTTTAATCTTGTTGATAATTCTGGGGATGCATGTTTATCTAACTTTTTGTATCCTTTAACTTCTGCTTCTATATGTTTTTCATCCCTATTAGTTAATATTTTATAAGTAATAGTAACATTAGTATGGGGTAATACAAAAGAAAATTCATTTTTTTCCTCTGTAATTTCTGATTTATCTAGAAATTTAGTTTCTAATTCAGTTAAATCTATGGTTATTTTTTCTCCTCTATATTCAAAATCATAGTCTTTTCCATAACCTAAAATACGAGCAGCTATTAATATAGCATTTCTATCACCAACAATCATTTCATCATAATTTACTTTAGAAATAAGTAATGATTTTAATAGTTTATCTACTACTAACCCTTGTTTAATATAGTTTTGGTTTGTTAAAATATCTTCTTCCTTAGCAGTCATGTATTTCATTTCTACTTTGCCACTTGATAAAGGATTGTCTTTAGGATATATTAAACCTTTTGATGGTAATTCTACTTCTTCAGTAGGGAATTTAAATTCGCTCATAATCTTTTATTTGTTATAACTTAATTTATTATAAATACCAATATAAAAAAGGAGCTTGACATGGCCAAGCTCCCTTTAATAAAATATTTAAGTTTTTTAGAAATTTAATACTGCATAATCTATTGATACCTCAATAGATAAATTAATTGCTGTATCAACTGTATCCCAGTTATATTCACCAAAATTAGTATTTGTGATAAATGCTCCTTTTAAAATCCATTCTGAAACTATATCACCTACAGGTCCTAATACATTTAATGTAAGATCTTTTTTATAAAAATCAGAATAACCATCTCTACCAGTTACAGATTCATGGTGTAATCTTATCCATTCCATAGCTGCTTGAGCTCCTGATGGGGTTATAGGGTCAAATAATGTCATAGTAACATTTTGCCATGTAGATTTACCTTTAACTTTTCTTTCGACGTTAATGTGGTTAAGAGTTACTACTCCTTGTTGTAATGTTATAGCACTTACCGATTTAACTAAATAACTAGGCATCCCATCCATATATAGGATAAACCTGTTAGCTTGTTTGGGTTCAAACGCTGTATAAAATATTGAATTGGGATCTAATACTGCCATGTTTTATTGTTTATTTCTTATTATAAATATTTGATTCTTTAATTTTTTATACAGGGAAAGTAGCTCCAGTTGGTAATATGTTAAAGTCTAAGTAGATAAATTCAGCTGTTTTGGTTGGTTGAATATATATTTGACCTATTAATTGGTTTCTATCTATAACATCGGGTGTGTTATTTGATTCATCCATTATTACTTTAAAAGCAAATAATCCTTGTCTTTGTTGGACACTCTCCATATATGGATTAACTTGTGATAAAAAGTTATTTCTAGTAGCTATTGTATTTTGTTCGAATACTAAGTTATCTGCTATTTGTGAAATGAAATTCTTAAGAGCAATTAATAATCTTCTAACATTTACTCTATCTAAAGCACTTGCTTTTGATTGTAATGTTTTCTGTCCAAATACTACTACTCCCGTGTTTGGGAATGTTGCTATTGGATTAACTTTACCTTGGTATAAAGTATCTCTATTACCATTAGTTAATTTTCTTTCAGCTCTAACTACTGTGCCTAATCCACCTCTGTTTAATCCAGCGGGGGCAAACCATGCTTCTCCTGCTCTATCATTAAAAGCATATACACCTGGCATCATTGTTGAGGCTGGTACCCAAACTAATGATCCTAAATCTGGATCAATTGTTTGTAACCATGGCCAATATGTAGCTGCGTATGAAGTATCTCTTGCAGCTGCTTGAGCTGTTACTGTATTAATGCCTGCTCCATAAGGTACACTATCTATTATTGCTATATTATCTCCTCTAAATTGAGTGTTATTAACCATAGTTGTAATAGGTGCTGAATAATCTGAATTGTATAAACCTGGTGCTGTGATTAAATTGTACCTATAAGCATCTCTATTAGCTAATAAATTAAATGCTATCGTGTAGTTTTCAGCAATTAATCCCTGAGTGTCAGTACCGCTTATCGTTTCGTAGAACTTAGCTGGTGTTGCGCTGTTAAAAGGTCTTCCTAAAGCTCCTCCAAATGATCCTGATGCGGCTAATGGGATTGAAGCTGTGTATTCAGATCTTGCTTCACCATTATTATCAAAATAATTTAATGTTTTATAATTTACATTTTTTACCCTAACAAAATTACTCAAAGTGTTGTAACTTCCTTCATCTTTAACGTAATACTCATTAGTTCCTGGATCTTGAGTAACTACTTGTTTTGAATTACCTATTACTTTTTCTATATAATTTCCTGAGTTTGGATCTAGTGATAAATTTGTCCATGTTTCTAATACTGTTCTAGAAGTTGTTGTATCATTACCTCTTCTAATTAATAAGGCAAATGTACCTGATGAAGTATCTGGGGATGTAACTTCCCATCTAACATTATTTACAGAACCTGTTAATAACGTTCCATTTGAACCCGTTGCTGTGCCCGTGTTCATTATTTCACCTTCAGATAGTGTTTGTAATTCAAACGAAGCAGATGTAAATGCTGTTTCGATTTTAGAAGCTGTAGCTGAGGTGTAAGAACCGCTAACTATTCTAGTTACTAATAATGAATCTCCACCTTGTTGGAAATAATTATATGCTGATATTGATGTAAAGTATGTGTATTCTGCACTACCACTTTCAACTACAGCACCAAATAGGTTTTGATATGAAGAATATGAAGAGATTACTGTTGGGATTCCAACTGGTCCTTTAACTGTTGGTCCTACTATAGCTGCTCCAGCTTGTACGGGTTGGCCAGAAATAAATGATTGATCACTTTCTCTTGCTAATACTCCCGGGGATAATAATACTTCTGCCATTTTATAATATGTTTATTTTGTTTATAAATATTACAGAAGATTTTAAAAATGCAGTTACTTAGCAATTATTTCTTCTGTGGTTTTTAATTTTGTAAATTCTCCTGTAGATAAATCTAAATTTCCGTCTCCATATTTTTCTTTTAATTTTTCTACTTCAGATTGAAAATCTTTTTCAATACTTATTATAGTTTTAGAAATAATTAATTTCTCTTGAGATAATTTTTGAATTTGGAATTCTATTAAACCTAATTGGTTAATGTTTGTTTGATTTTTTTCATTAAGGTCTTTAAAATCCTTAAGTTCTTTTATAGGTATTATTGTTTTTGACATAACTATTTCTTTTTTTTATTTTTTTCAAGCTCAATAATTGCTTTTGCTTTTTCTTCTTTTTCTTTTGCTGCTATAACTTGGTTATTTGTTATTTCACTAATTTTAGTTTGCAGATTAGCCATAAATATAGCGTCTGATCCTTTTATATCTAAAGCATTTAATGCTTGAAATATAACTTGGTATTCTTGTGTAGTAAATAAATTATTCATCTTTTAAATTTTCATATTGATTTTGTAATTTTATTACTAAATTATATAAGGTTTCTAAATTGTCTCCCATAAAGGATGTTCCTCTAATTAAATTTAATATAATGGTAATTTCTTTCTCATCCAAATTATTTTTTACATCTTTTAAAAAATTTTGTTTTTTTATTTTATCTATTATAGCCATAACTTTTTTTATCATTTTATTATCCTGTGTAAAACCAAAATGCTTTAGTAGAAGAAATATCTGATACAAGAGTATTTCCCTTTATTGAAATATCATCACCAGCAACTATAGTTTGACCTTCATTACTGTTGGGTGAAGCACCAAGTTGAGTCTGTAGATGTAATCTAACGTTTCCAATTTTATTTTCTAAAGTAGATCCTGCAGCATTTCCTTGAAATACTCCCCAGTTTCTATCCGCTGATGCACCACCAGCAGATCCACTTTTAGCCATTACTATAGTATTAGATGATCCAGTTTGAAGTGCAAATCCAAAGGCATTTGCATCAGATGCTGCAGAAGAAGAATTAACTACTATAAATTGATCAGCTACTTCAAAATCACTTGTATGTGCAAAAGATGCAGATCCTATAAAACTACCTGACCCTGGGATTAAAACAGTAGTAGAATCCCCACTTGTAAGTCCTAACGTTATTGTATTTCCTCCATCATCTACTAAAAAATTAGCTACTCTAAATTCATCACCATCAAAAATTACTGCAGTATTGTTAACAAGTATATTACCAGCCTTTTCACGAATTGCAATAGTACCTGATGTCGTGGCACCTAATCCTCCCCCTACTATAGATCCAGAATCTACTATCATTACTCGAGCTGCAGAAAAGTTATATGATGCTCCACCTCTAAAGTTAAGTCCATCTCCACCAGTTAAAGCTGCTCCTACAACAGCACCACCACCCTCAGTAGGTCCTTTTTTAATTAAAGCGGGTGTTCCACCAGCAACTCTTAATGTACTATCAAATTTAAGTCCAATATCTTCTCCACCAGCATCATATTCTAAACCTCTTGCACTATCTGCTAAAGTACTTGAATTTACATTAATATTACCAGATCCAGTAAGTATATTATTACCTTGCCCTATTCTAATAGTTGCATCGGAAAAAGTTGTAAAACCATTTCCACTTAACCCTTCTCTATCTACTAGGAAAGTTCTAGCTGCATTACCATTATAACTTGTACCAGTAACATTAGTTCCGGGTATTAAAGAATTTCCTAAGAGATTTTGAATTTGATTCCTTGCAACAAATTTAAATTCACCCGTAGTAGCAGTGGAGATTACTATTTGATCAATTTCTCCTGATGAAGCTCCATCTACAGTAGTTGCAAAGACTTTTCCACTAGCTGATATTATTCCTAAACTATTACTATCTGTTTGAACCCCTAACCCGCTAAGTGCTAAACTACTACCCGAGATTGCTATTTGCTTCCAAGCCATATCTTATTTTTTAAATTTGTTTATTAATTTATTATGTAAAAGTTTTTAGAAATAAACATATATTTCATCACTAGCTACTAAAAAGTTTCCTTCTTGAGCCATGAAATCATTATCTTCAGCTGTATCTACAGAATTTACTAATAATGAGGCTCCACCAACTCCACC